GGAGTAACTATTGGCTCTACACCAATTACAACAAGTGGAACTATTACTTTAGCTATTGCTACTGCAAGTGGTTCACAACAAGGTTTATTATCAAGCACCGATTGGACTACGTTTAACAACAAGCAAAACGCTTTAACCAATCCAGTAACGGGTACGGGTACTACTAACTACCTACCTAAGTTTACAGGTGCAAGTACAATAGGGAATAGTCAAATATTTGATAATGGTAGTAATGTTGGAGTTGGTACTGATACTCCTTCTGCTTTATTTACTGTTTCTTCGGTAGGTTTTGATGACACATTTTTTAGAGTTGAACAAAGAAGAAGTGGTTATGCTTCTGCAATAAATTTAGTAGGCGCAACTGATGCAGGTGCTATATATAATAGAATTTCATCACAAACAAATGGTGGAACTACGCATTGGCAAATTGGCGGTGGTGCAGTTGCTAATACAATGGCGTTTTATACAGCGGGTACATTAAGAATGACTCTTAACAACTCAGGCAATTTAGGATTAGGAGTTACACCGAGTGCGTGGAGTGGACTTAGTGGTAAAGTATTAGAAGTGGGTACTGCATTTGGAGATAAAGCAGCGTTGTTCCAAAATGATATTGATGATTTACGTTTAATGTCAAACGTATATTTTGATGGAAGTTTTAAATATGTAAGAACTGGTACTGCAACTATTTTCCATAGTTCAAATGGTTCGTATAAATGGAGTACTGCCCCAAGTGGTTCTGCAAACGCAGCTATATCCTTTACCCAAGCTATGACGTTAGATGCGAGTGGTAGATTAATGATTAATACAACATCTCAGCTTGGTAGATTAACAGTACAAGGTAATACAGATGGAACAGATGCTAATTTAACATTGTCAAGAACAGAAACAGGGGCAACTGCTTATCCTACATTATTAAATTTATATAATTTCAATAATGGTTTTGCTGTTGGTGGAAGTGCTACTATAGGTTATTCTGCATACGGAGCAGAAATGTTTTTTAAAGCTACCGCTCGTGCAGGAGTAGACAATATTAATTTTTATACAAAAGTTGGTAGTACAGAATTTTCAAGATTATATATAGCTAACGCAGGTAACGTAGGTATAGGTAATACCAATCCGGGAAGTTACAATGCCGGTGTAAACAATTTAGTAGTTGGTAATCTATCGGGATTCACAGGTATTACTATTTCAAGCGGTAACGCACAAGAGGGCGCTATTAACTTTGCAGATGGATTAACAGGTACAGAATTATACAGAGGCGCAATAGCATATAGTCACTTAAGTGATGCTATGTGGTTTTATACATCAGGTGGAGAGAAAATGCGCATAACCAGTGGTGGTTCAGTTGGAATTGGTACGACTTCTCCTGCTAATAGATTACAAGTTAATGTTAGTTCAAATGATACAGGAGGTTTTATTGATGCTTCATACCCTTTATATTTAAGAAATACGTCTACAACCGCAAATAGTTATGTTGGTATATATTTTGGAGGTGGCTTTGGTGTTGGCGCAACTATTGAAACCCAATTCGTATCACCATCAACGAGTGATGAGGGAATTTTAAAGTTTGCAACAAGAAATTCATCAGGAAGTATAGCTGAACGTATGCGCATAACAAGTGATGGGCGAGTAGGGATTGGAACTTCATCTCCTTCTACTTTCGGAAAATTAGCAGTATCAGTTTCGGGAACAGGAAGTAAAGCGGGTATAGGTATTTCAAATGGTGGTTATAATGGAACAATAAGTTCTCCAACTGAAATAGGTTTATTAGAATTATTTAGTGCAGGTGGTACTGCACCAACGGGAATATATGGGATAAATAGTTATAATGATAATTCAGCATCTTGGTTATCATTTAAAACTACTAATGGAGCAGGAACTACATCAACTGTAATGACAATAACAAGTGGCGGTAACGTAGGTATAGGTAATACCGCCCCAAACTCAAATTTACACGTTACAGGTTCAGTTGCAAAAAGCCACGTTACAAAGTCAGCTAACTATACATTAAACGCAACTGATTACACAGTAGGTTTTGATTGTACAGGTGGCGATAGAACTGCAACTCTTCCAGATGCTACAACTTGTACAGGGCGTATTTATGTTATATATCAATATAATACAGGCGGTGCATTAAGAGGGGTTTTAATAGATGGTAATGGTTCGCAAACAATTAATGGCGAAACACTTTATTATTTAAAAGATTATTGTGCGTGGACATCAGTAATGATACAATCAGATGGCTCTAATTGGATTGTAATTGCAAATGCAATACAAACAAATTGTCTATAATAAAAAAAAATAAAATGGCATTAGAAACAAAATGGCTTATTAGCCAATTAGACACCGCACCAAGCGAAGATGGTTTAACCGATGTAGTAAAAACAGTACATTGGAGATACGAAGGAAAAGACGGAGAATACACCGCAGAAGTTTACGGAGCAATGGCTTGTGCTACTCCTTCGGAAACCGACTTTACTGCTTACGAAGATTTGACTTACGAGCAAGTATGCGAGTGGTTAGTTGCAGGTAACAACGTAGAAGCTATGGACTTAAACTTAGCTACACAGATTGAGAACCTTAAAAACCCACCAATCGTAAATTTACCTTTGCCGTTTAGCAATCCACAATTATCTTTACAAACAAAAACAAACTATGAAGAACAAACAACTGCTCCAATTAGTGAGCAACCTTAATGCCGTAATCGGTAGCCAAGAAACTAAGACACAAAAGAAACTTGTAAAAATTTACGAGAAGGTTAAACAACATCACGAGGACTACCAAGCCGAAGTTGAAATCTTGCGTTTAGACAATGCGCAGACAGACGATAAGGATTGCTTGTTACTTGATGACAAAGGAAATTACAAATTTTCAAAAGAAGGTATCAAGAAACTGACCAAAGATATTGATGCGCTAAATTATAAAGAATTTGATTTTCAAATAATTAACGTAGTCAATCCACAAGGCTTAGAGAATTTTACATTCTTAGAAGATTGGACTACTGGCATAGAATTTAACAAACAAGAAGAAGAAGAACTATAATGGCAAATAACAACCAAGCAGACCAATCAACAATCGTATCCTTAGTAAGTGCTACTTTAAGCATTACGAGTATTCAACCACTATTCACATTGTTGGCGAGTTTGGTTGCTATTGTTTCAGGCGGTATGGCTATTCGATACTATTGGAAAATGACTAAGAAACTAAAATGAGAATACTACTTTTAGCTTTATTACTTACATCTTGCGCTTCGGTTAAGAAGTTCGAAAAGAGATTTGATAGCACGGGGACAACTAAGATTGACTCCGTGCATCTTACTTTTTATGATAGCGTAACTAAGATTATAGAAAAAGAGCAAGTATTTACAAAAGAGGTTACTATCTACGATACAATCCGTGTAACAAAGGATAGCATTATAGTAGTTCCCAAAATCGTAACTAAGTGGGTATACCAGACAAAAGAGAAGGAAACCGACAATAGCCTTATCAAAAAAGATACAATAGCTTTTAATCGCACAGAAACGGCTCAAATTTCGATTGTAGACAAAAACAAGGTAAGTACTGCAAATAACTTTTGGAAGGCTCTAATCGGTCTAATAATAGCGATTGTGTTAATTTTAGCATATTGGAATAGATTATGGAAGTAAACAAAGCAGGTAGAGATTTAATAAAGCAGTTCGAAGGCTGCAAATTAAAGGCGTACAAATGCCCTGCTGGTTTATGGACAATATCGTGGGGTTTGACTTTTTATCCTGACGGAACGAAAGTAAAAGAAGGCGATGTTATTACGCAGCAACAGGCAGAAGATTACTTTAACGCAATAGTAGATGACTTTGCAAAAGGCGTAGATGTGCTTGTAAAATCAAATGTAACGGCAAACAATTTTTCTGCGATTGTTTCGTTTGCTTTTAATGTAGGCATAGGGAATTTTAGGAGAAGCACTTTACTTAGAAAGGTAAACGCAAACCCTAAAGACCCTTCTATTCGAGCAGAATTTATGAAGTGGACAAGAGCAAACAATGTGGTGCTTAAAGGGTTAGTGAGGCGGAGAGAGGCTGAAGCTAAACTATATGAGCAACTTTAGAACTATATTAGTTAATTTATTATCAGACGAAAGCAACAGTATTAGCCACAAAAGAGTAGTGGCTATGCTTGGCAGCGTTTGTCTTTTTATTTCTTTGTTCTTAAACATAATCTTAAAAATTAACCCAAGCGATAAGTTGGTAGATGCGGTATTGTATCTTACGCTATTTGCTATGGGTTATACCACAATAGATAAATTCAGCAAAAAATAATGACTAAAAGCGATGTAGCTAGATTAACAAGAGAACAATACGGGTGGGAAATGCCTAACTTAAAGTTGGCTCGTATAATGTATAAAGAAAATAATTTGCTTTTTAAAGATGTAGAAGAAGCAAGAAGTTTTTTAAGATACATAGAAGGTAAGACAGGTAATAAACTTAGAAATTTTAAAACAATAACAGTGCAAGAAACAAGACCTTACAACCCGTACAAATTGCCAGATAGCGATGAAACGGCTTTTACACCCTATGAAATTAAAGGACATAAGCGAGTAGCTATATTGTCTGATATTCACGTTCCTTATCATAACATTGCAAGTATTACGGCTGCAATAGAATACTTAAAGAAATCTAAGCCAGATGCTTTGTTGTTAAACGGAGATACAATCGACTGCCATAGGCTTAGTAGATTTATTAAAGACCCTAAGAAACGTAACTTTAAGTTAGAGCTTGATACGTTCAAGGCTTTATTTGATGTGTTTGAGAAGGAATTAAAATGCAAGATTTATTTCAAGATAGGTAACCACGAGGAAAGGTATGAGCATTTTCTTTATGAGAAGGCAGGGGAACTTGTAGGCATTGAAGAATTTGAGTTTGAGAATATCATAAAAGCAAGAGCAAGAGGTATTGAAATAATAGGAGATAAAAGACCTATGAAGCTAAACAATTTATGGGGTATACACGGACACGAATACGTTGGCGGAATATCTGCACCTGTAAACCCTGCTCGTGGATTGTTTCTAAAATCTAAGGTTAGTTGTTTTCAAGGACATAACCACCAGACAAGCGAACACACCGAACCAACGCTTACGGGTAAAATGGTAACTACTTGGAGTTTAGGTTGCTTATCGGAATTGCACCCTGCATATATGCCTCTTAATAAATGGAACCACGGCTTTGCAGAAGTAGATTTAGATGCTAACGGAGAAGATTTTGAGTTTAAAAACAAGCGTATTTTTCAAGGTAAAATTTTGTAATGAGCAACATACTTGACCAAACAATAAAAGATTTACAAGCAAGAGAAGTAAGAGGGTTAAAGGAATACGGAACTACAATGGATAGAACCGATTTAAGCCAAGACGAATGGTTGCAACACGCTTACGAAGAAGCTTTAGATTTAGCACTATACTTAAAAAAACTATTACTAACCAATGCGCCTCAAGAAGATATTTAGCTTCGGCAATATATTAGACCGAGATACCTACGAGCAATTAAGGGAATTAGATTACACCAACCCAAACTTTAAGGGTTGCGCTGACGAGTTCCAGTTTAATCGTGAATGGTGGGTTATGCTTGACGAAGGAGAAATAGTAGCTTATTGCGGTTCTATTTACTCGAAAGGCATCTGCATATTTAATCGTGCGTGGGTTAAGAAATCACATAGAGGGAAAGGCATACAAAGACGAATGATTAAAACGAGGCTAAAGGCAGCATCTACCTTTTGCCATATAGCTATTACATACACAACACTTGACAATTTCCCTTCAGCTAATAACCTAATCTCGTGTGGGTTTAGGCTTTACTTACCGGAATATTCTTACGGGGGTTCTGACAAACTTTACTTCCAAAAGTTACTATAAAAGGTAGTAAAACTACTACTTTTGGCTGCATTTTACTTCCGACTTTGTACGTTCTGGCGTACATACTTGATAATAAACTGCACAATTTGATGTGCTTTTATCCTATATAAGCCACATTATTTGCATCATTGTTGCAAAAATAATTTATATAATTTTACACTTTGTATTGTTAATTGTAGTATTTTTGTTGAAACAAAACACAAAATGACACACTTAACCACCTACCAAATGTTCCAATATCAGCGATACGGGAACATCTTAATTGACGGGGATAGGAGTACTACAAACCCTTACGACCCTGCTTTATTGCCTAAAAACTACGATTACGAAGATGACGATTACACGTTTACTCGTTGGGTAGAACACAATGCAGAACTTGAACTTTTAAAAAACGAATTATATGAAGATTGAATTTGTAAAAGAAACTAAGCCAGACGGCACAATTTTCTACTACACTTTAGTAGATAACAAATACGATAGCGCAAGTATGTACTTGGAATATTCACAAGCTTACGAATACTTTGTAAGCCTAAAGAAAAGACAAGAACCGATTATCGAAATTTTAGAACACTATAACATAGACATACAAAACAAATAACAATGAGCCTAATTAAAATTCAACAGGAACTAAAAGCACCTAAAAACCAATTCAATGCTTTTGCTAAATACAAGTACCGAAGTGCAGAAGATATAATCGAAGCTGCAAAACCTATATGCCATAAGTACGGCTACGCTTTAATGTTAAGCGACGAGGTAATAGAAGTAGGCGGAAGAGTTTATGTAAAGGCTACTGCGCACCTATTTAAAAATGAAGATGGAGATAGTGCAAGATGTTGCGGAATTGCCAGAGAAGATGAATTTCAAAAAGGAATGTCAGCTTCGCAAATTACAGGGGCAGCAAGTTCCTATGCTCGTAAATATGCGCTAAACGGATTGTTCGCAATAGATGACACTAAAGATGCAGATGCTACTAATGAGCATAAAGACGAAGTAAGCGAAGGACAAAAGGCATTCTTAATTGAGCAGTTAGACAAGACAAAGTTTACCGATGACCAAAAGGTTAAGGCTGCCCTGAAAATCAAAGCTATCAAGAGTTTAGAGGAATTTAACAAGATTAAAGAAACAATTAAAAAAAGTTAATATGAAAACTGCAATACAGGAATTAATTTATGAATTGGATTTTTTTAAAAATATTTTATGGAAAGCAGATTCAAAAAATGAGTCAATATTAGTAAAAGATATAATTAGAAAAGCAGTATTAAAACTTGAAAAAGAAAAAGAGCAGATAATACAAGCAAGAATTGATGGAGACGAAAACTACTCTTTAATTGGTGGTAAGCGTTACGAATACGCAGAACAATATTACAATGAAACCTATAACCAAAACAAAAGCTAATGAGGGAACTATTACCATTTGAAAGGCAGATGCTCCTGGCAGAAGTTTACCACTATGCTTGGTATAACGAAGAGGCATACGAGGACTTATTAGCCTTTATTAAAAAGTATGAAAACAAATTAGATAAACCCGTTTTTTTTAACCCAATCAATAACAATGACACAGAAACAACAAATCTTGAACCACTTGCTTTCGGGCAAA